AAAAAGAAAGCAAAACAAAAATAAACTATGCTGGTAAATTAACCGAAGAAACATTAGACAGAATTAGAAAAGATTTAAAAAGGAGAAATAAATTATGAAAACACAAAAGATAGATCATACGCCTGAAGCTATAGGCAAATTAACACCTGACTATGAAATCAGTTGTAGTTTATTAGAACCATTGATTACAGGGCAGAATCCTTATCAAACTAGGAATCAAGTATTGGAGAATTGTCATAAAGCCTTGAAAGGTGAAGATATTAGAATACCAACTAATAATTATATGGAAGTAGGTAATGTCTTGGAAAAACCTGTAGCTGAGTTGGCAGCTAAAAGGATTGGCTTATTGGATATACAGTTGGTAGTAGAAGAAGCGGTAAGACATAGCAAAGTCACATTAAATGGCTCAATAGATTGTATTGGTGTTGCAGATAATCTTTTCATTAGCAAAGATGTAGAGAAAGGTTTTTATTGTCCTGAACTTGAAGATGGTGAAGGCGTTAAGCTGAATGGTAAAGGTATTGTTGAAATCAAAGTAACCAATGCACCATTAAGCGAAAGCCTGCCAACCTATCGTGGCGTTATCCAAGTTAAAGGTTTGATGGCAATAACCGAATATTCGTGGAGTGTCGTTTGTGTTTTAAATGGTTCTGATCTAAGAATGTATTTCTATCAGCGTGATGAACAATGGGAGAAAGATGTGCTTGAACCAAAGGTCATAGACTTTAACAACAGGATAGCTAATTGTGATTGGTATGACCCTTTTGATACCAAAGAAGCTGGTTACATTACACCGCAAGACAATGGTGAATCTACCGAACTAACAAAGCAAGACCAAGTACAAATAGATAATATTGTGGCTTGGGAAGCACAAATAAAGAACCTAAAAGACAATATCGAAGAAGCTAAGAAAAGCATCATGATGTCTATGAAAGATGCCAAAGAAGGCTATTCTGAATCGCATAA